CAGCCAGCAAGTACCTTATAGAACGGGTCATTGCCTCTGTCTACGTGTATCTTTATAACAATCCAATTGGTTGGATAGTAATCTGACATTACGACCACCTCCCTTCTTTAAGATTCTTAATCATCCTTCGCTTTAACTGTGACTCCTTCTTCCTCTGAATGCGAGAGGTCTTCTTTGTTTTCCCGCTCTTCTCTAATTCCAATTGAGATGATTTGGAGTCTTTCTCTTGTTCGATCATTGACTTGTTCCTTAGGTATAAATTTGATAGCGCCTATCTGTCTGTTAAGAAATACAGGAGTACCATCAGGGTACTTCTCTGTGAGTACATCAAGATCCCATTGTACCTTAACTTCCCCAGCAGACAAACCACCCTTAGTCTCAAACAACTGCAGTATTTCATACGTAAAGTACTCATCATCGAGATCACTAATAAGCTTATTGATATGCTTGGATGAGCTGCTATATACTTTCCAATTGGACACTGCCCTATCTTTACCCTTGCGATACATATGGAATTGCTTACGCCCTATGTACCTCTTGAGTTCTTCAGGGTGTGTACAAGTTATTAAGTAGATGAACCCGAAGTAATCATCAGGATTAAAAGGTTCACCTGCATACGTCCAATGCCCTAAGTCCTGTGTCATCTTAGTCTACTCTCCCCATATACTTCTTCTATAGTTAATGGTTGGAATCCATCGAAAGACCTACGCATATAGATTAGATTAAAGCACAGCTGTAGTTTCTCTTGCCAATCTTGTGGGTGTTTATCCCTCCAAGTTTTTCTAACTACATCTAACATATCATCCATCCTTACATTAGCCAGTAACTTTTCTGCAGTCTTAGGTCCTATGCCCTTGAGACCTTGTATGTTATCTGAAGAGTCACCTGTTAACAGTTGTTTGCACAAGAGGTAGTGACCTTGTTCTTCGTCAATGTGATAGAGAGTCTTCTTGTTAAAGTTGTAATGCCACCCCGGTACCATATCAATATCCTTATCAACATGTGCTATTACAAAGGAGTCTCCAGCTTCTTCTGCTTCAGTAGCCCAGATAGAAACAACATCATCAGCTTCACATCCATGTGACTGAACACACTCAGTAGCCCAACAGTACTCGTACAGGTTGTTAAGTGCAACTTTAACCCGTGGGTCCATCTCAGTCTTACTACGGTTAGCTTTGTAATCATCAGCCATATCATGCCTGAAGTTACCCTTACCCTTAACTGCTACATAACCCTTGGCTGCATTGGTATCTCTCATTACTGCAAGCAATGCTAAGTCCAAAGTACTCTGAGCTTGAGCATCTGAGTCAGTGGTATAAGCTATACGGTATAACATAGAGTCACCGTCTATAAAACATTTATCAAACTCAAACTTCTCTTCGTGATCATTAGTGAACGTCAGCATAACTATCTCCTATTTGTCCATCTCCACCCATACACATAACACCGGAAGCTTTAGGTGCTTCACTGAAAGCCTCTACACATATATCTTTAACTTCTTCTGCATCTTTTTCTGCACAAACAAATACAACCTCATCGTGGTAGAACAGCGTAGGATAAGCATCAAGACCTTTCTCTTTAATCTTCTTGCTTGCATAGACTAGTGCTGCTTTACAGGTAATACCCTCTAAGGTTTGCAATAAGTAGTTAAGAACTTGATGTTCAGATGCAACCATGATACGCCTACCATCAGCCCCAACAATAAAACCTTGGCCTGTCTTCATCATAGACATACGGTACTCATCTTCCAACCTATCCTTAAGAACCTTAAGACCCGGAAGTGTAGACTTAAATGTTTCATCAGCTTGCTTACCAATCTTAGCAGACTTCTTACCAGAGATAGCTTCTCCTAGCTTAGCTGGTCCAGCCCCAAACAAATATGCATAGATAAATGTTTTAGCTTGTGGCCTTGTGATCCCTAAGATGTCAGCGTTACGTTGGTGTACATCACCGTTAATAACTTCATTAGTAAAAGCATCATCATTAATGTAATGACATAGCCCTCTGAACTGATTACCTGCTGAGTCAGCACCCACTACCTTGTATCCTTCTTCACATGTCAACAGACTACGTAACTCCTTACCGTACGGAGAGTACACCCCGGGTATGTTAACGATAGTACGATGTCTACATCTGAATGAGGGTGTGCCAATAGTAAACATAGATCCGTGCAGCCTACCATCATTGTATCGTTCAGGATCTTTTACTTCAGAGATCCATCCCTCTACGGTAGCAAGTCTATTACGCAACATGTAGTAGTCACCAATCATAGTACCAAGTTTACCTAAGGGTTTAAGGGAAGACTCTGTTAGCTTAGGGCTTTGGTTAATCCATTTACCATTGATCTTCTTAACAGTCCAGTCATCAGGCTTCCATCCTCTGTCTAGCAGGAACTTCTTTATCTCAGCCATCTGTCCCATCTGCACATCCTTAAGCTCTATTCGAGTGTAAGGCCCTGCGATAATACCCTCTGATGCCCTGATGTCTTCAGCTAATTCAAACCAATCAGTCACTCGTTTGTAGTAGTAACCATCTTTCTTTGTGATCTGATCTACTTCCTTGTTACCCCTCATCACACATACCTTACCAAGCTGAGGGTTCATCTCATACTCTATGTTCTCCATGGTTTCTATCAGGTGTACATACAAAGCTTCAGCCTTGTCCATGTTAAAGACCCAACCCTTCTCGGTAATCTCTGCATTAACTAAAGCAAACTCATGCTCTGCTTGTAATGCTTTGAGAAAGTTAGGTTCTTGTTTCATTAAGATAGAAGCTTCTTTACTAAGGCGTTGATACACCAGCTTGTTGAGGTTAACATCTCGTATACAATACGTAAGCATCTCTTGGCTGTAACACGACCAATCTTCGTGATCCCCTTTCGGAAACTTAAAGAAGTCACCCCAACCTTTAAGACCATGGAGGTGACCCCTTTGGTACTTACATAGTTGAGACATAAGAAAGGTATCCCATATCTTAGTGTTACTATCAGGTGTCCAACCAGTTATCTTTTTCATAACAGGTAAGTCAAAGCCTATGATATTATGACCAGCGATAATCTTAGCATTGCTTAGTACATTAAGGCCTTCAGCTAGTGGAGGCAGTCCTTCATCAAAGTCTGAGTAAGACAGCACTTCCCCTGTGTCTATCTCTTCCATCACTAGGCACCAGATAGTATCGGGGAACAGTCCATTAGTTTCTACATCAAATATATATTTACTCATTCGTCTCTCCATTGAGCAGTTTAATGACCATGCTCAGGTCGATTATGTTTAGAACGTTACTTCACATTCTCCACCAGCACAAGCAGCCTCACCACTGAGGTCCGTCTTGTCTTCTACTTCTTTCACTTGAGTCAAATCAATATTACTTAGAGCACTCTCCATGATACGGTAACGCTCTTCAGATATATCTTCGAAGGGTGCTTGCACATAAGTGCCGCCGTTATAAGGGAGTACAGCAATGCCATTAAAGGTGTAACGGTTCTTCCACATCCACTCACCACCAAGCTCCCACTCATCATCCTTCAATGAGATAGTACAGGATACATTGTGAGAGTTCTGCCCTTCGACATGACCCGGTGCAACCCACTCAACATTATATCTACGCACTCGATCAAGTAAATCAATAGGGCTTTCGGTTCTTAAGATAGAACCTTCGGGTGCTGCTTGTGGTATCTCAATTACAGCTTGCTCCTTAGGGTTGAAGTACTCATCTTCAACCAGTTGAGGGTGGTGCTCAGCAAAGTAACCATACAAAGCCTCATTTTTTCCAACCCTTTGGCGGCGAATATAGTAATCATTATGCCAAGCATGAATGCCAGAACTACTACCAAGAACGCAACTGCTAGTGCCACTCGGCTTAACGGTTGTACATCTTGCTGCTGGATTGATTCCCAGAATCTTCGCAACCCTTTCATTTTCTTTTCTCACCTCAAGCGCAGCTTCTTCTAAGTTGAATTCAAGTACAGCGCCAGAGCCAATACCCGTTTGACCTACGCCAATCAATGCGTCACGCTCGCATGTCTCTTTCCATTCAGGTCGGAGGTAGTGGAAGTCAGTGTACCCTGCTTGTAGTGTACCGATAAGTGAGGCTGCCCTTGCACGTTCATTCAGATCTTCTTGAGATGTAACGTTAGATGCGTTGAGTTCTGTAAGGTTACACATCTGGTATGGACGTAACCCAATCTCACAGCAAGGGTTAGTACCCCAGTCTTTATCATTAGTAAAGTAAACCCCGGGTTCCCCTGAGCCCGATAGCTCCACACGTTTCCATAGATCCAAGAAGGCACCCTTAGTAATCTTATGACGTAGCATGACAGCTGAATTGTTAGACCTTGCACGTTGTGGGTTCTCTTCCCACCATGAGCCAGACTTACAAGCAAGCATATCATTATCATCCATAGAGAACAAAGAGATCATAGCTGCTCTTCGGATACCTCCAGTAAGCACAGCATCAGCAATGTAACACATGAGGTCATGGGTTTCTAAGGTAGAGAGTTGACGACCAATAGCTTGATCAAAGACTGAACGCATCTTGTGTATGCAATCTTTAAGTGGCTGAGGTCCGGGAGCCTTACCACCAGTAGTGATTAGCATAGCACCCTTAGGTCGTATGTCTCGGTAGTCAAAGTCAACATCCATTGTGCCGTTAAAGTAAGACTCACATAGTACCTTCACTGCATCAGCCCAACCTTCAATGTTATCAGATACAAGGAACCTACGCTTACGTTTCTTAGGGCCAGATACATCTGGAAGTTTACGTACGTGATGACGTTGTACTGAGTAACCTACACCAGTACCACCAAGCAATAAGAACATAGCCTCAGCAAAAGCTTCGGTGCTTTCAATAGGAAGATAAGCACAGTTGTAGATCCGGTTAGGTGCTAACTCAATAGGCGCACCTCCGAACTGTAACGCCCTCATAGAGGGTAATACTTTTTTATCATACACTAATTTGTACGCAGTCTCAATCTCTTCAGCGGCGTGAGGATACTTACGGATGTGCATCTCTTTGTTACGTGTTACTAACTCATCCCATGTTTCCCTACGGTTTAGGTTAGGCACATACTTTGCATACTTACTGAATACTGTGATGTCTGATAAGATCTTATTTGAAATGTTCATTCTCTTCCTTTCTTTAGATAGGTTTTAATTCTTGCCAGTGTGCCGAAGTCATCCTTTAGCCCACCTAATGTCCTGTTACATGAGTGGCATAGCCACCCTCTAAACTTACCAGTAAGGTGGTCATGGTCTAGTGTCCAAGGGGATCTTGATACACCTCCGCAACCAGCTGCCTCTGTTTCATCCCTTACACATATAGGGCATCTGTATTCAGGGCCGGGTCTTTCATTCTCTTTCTTTAGTTCAGCCCTAACTTTTGCTATAGAGTTTTCACAAACACGACATGCAGTTCGTAAGTAATTACCCCCACTACACATAGCAAATGCACTTAGTGGTTTCTTAGCTCTGCATTTAGTACAAGCTTTGTAATCATCTTTAATCATGGGACCTCGCTGTCATCTATTTCAACAAGCTCTGCATCACCTTTAGATACAAAGTTCAGGTACCCAGCAAACTCTCTGCTTGCATACTCTACATCATCTTCCCCTGCATAGGGCAAGAGATATCCTACGCAACCTGCATACCATTTACTTTCGTCTGAACATTTAAGTATCTTTATACATTGCATAATGTTTTACTCTTTAGGTTTCTTATCGTCCGCGTAGCGGACTTTATCCTTTGAGTTTTTATCTTTATCTATTTCATTACTCTTTCTAAAGATAGCATCCCAATTAGATTCATAGTTTTTTCTATTAGGCATGGGTCTTGGTGCTGAACCTTTACCGCTCATAACCTACCTCCGCATTTTCTTTAATCAATACATCATCTATTAGTTTTGCATACCCTGCAATATCATGCCAGCTATCCGAATAGTTAGGGTCTCCATTAAGGATACGTGCTACCTTATGCATTATCATTTCTAATGATTCTTTTTGAGAGGACTTCATACGTTGCCACTGCGGTGCAGATCTTAGTATGCTTTTAAACTCTTGAGCGTATGCGCTCTGACCCTCGAAGCTTCCGTATCGTGAGCCACGTTCTTCTATTGTGGTGTTAATGAGTGACATTATCTTCATCCCCTTCTAGTGTTTGAACACAGTCTAGTAGGTAAGCACAAAGCTGAAAAGCTTTACTCTCTTCATCTACAATATCTAAACCTTCAGCTTCAAAGCTGACCTTAACATTCTCGTTATCTTCGGCATCACTAATACGAATAGTATATCCAGGCATTATTTATTTCCTTCTTCAGTTGATAGGAATACTTTGATAGCTATGTCGCTATGCTTAGAACCCCTTAGTTCATCCCATACTTTACCGTCTTTGATATTAAGTATCATCGGTATAGTTCGGACGTTACGTAGCTTAGCTTCTTCTAAGCCTTCGTCAGTAGAGAGATCAATTAATCTTAGCTTATCAATCAGGTTGGTACGAGTAAGAGCATCTTTAATGTGCTTACATCCGGGGCATGATGGCCCACTAAACAGTACGAATTCTTGCATGTATCTCCTAGGTGTCGGTGCAGGTGTCGGTGCCTGAAAAAATGCATGTAACAGGTGTCGGTTCTGCAATAAAAATAGGGGCACAAGGCCCCATATTAATTACCAGATAGTCTATCCATCTCAGTAGCTAACTCTTCATCGGTAAGATCACTGTAATCAAAGTTAGTATTAATGTTTTCAGATCGTTGAAGCTTAGGTTGTTCATACTCTGCTACAATAGAAGCTAGTCTAGCTGCTTCAACCATATCATCTGCAGAGATAGCCTTAATCATAGCCAGTTTCATAACGGTTAATCCTTTAGGGATAGAATCCATTAGACTGTCTGATAGATTGTTGACTAGCTTAAGCACATCTCCCATCTGTTCTTTCATTCTATCATTCTTTAGCCTAGCTTCTGTTGCTTTGTCACTCATCATTTTCATGTGATCTTTATCGTGACGAGGCTTAAGGTTAGCTAATGAATTAGGGTGTATCTTTTTCTTACCTTCAGCAATATCTTCTTGCGTATAGGTTTTAGTATCAGGTTCCATTTAATATCTCCGTTCTAGGTAGTCCTCTATAAGGTACTAAATACCCTAGACGTATACGCAATAGGCCTGTGTTGCTATCTAACTGCACTAAAAGAAACCCTACCCAACGTATTTCTACGGTGAGTAAGGCTCTTAGGGTTAACTACAGTAGCCCTTATGGGCTCTTGTCTAGCACATCTACTACTACTAGTGACATGACAAGTATGCTAATAAGAATAATCATTTACATCCTAGTTATTCTTATCTCTTTGAGTAGTTAGTTTCCGTGATGAGAAAGTTTTATAACAGCTAATTAAAACTCACTGTCATCAGCTTCCGCATCATCAATATCAAAGTCAACCGAACCGGTGTACTCGATAAGGTTAGTTACTTGAATAGCGGACAGGATAGTTGAGATACCCTGACGACCAGCAACATCGTACTCTCTACGATATACTTTAACATTACCTATAGAACCATTGCCGATCTTAATAGTAGGGTCAATCTTTTGCTTACGACCATCTACCATCTGCACTGGATCATTATCTGTACCGTCTTTACGAAGAGCCTTACGCTTTAGGTTGACAGCTACACGAGTGGGATCATCTTTAACAGGCTTAACTGAACCGAAACCTGCTAGCTCTTCAGCTCTATCCGAACCAACAACGATCTGACATTCCCATTGCAGAGTACCAAAAGGATCTGTTGGGTTTGAAGGATCTACTTTAACGTAGTTAAGAGTTACGTTACGGATGATTGAAGTACCAAGATTATCTGACATATATGTATTACCTTTATAATTAATAAGTGTTTATTAGATTGGTTTTAAATGCACTATGCTTTATATTAGCTCATCGTATCCTCCGCTTGGTATGTGGTTTCCCACGCATAAGTATCCTCTACAAATTCGTCAAGAGTATACCCTCTTTGCTTTATCTCTAACAACGTAATATGTTTTACGTCATCAATGAACTCACCTTTAACATGCTTTGGTACAGCATATGCAAATGTCCTCATAAAAGATCCTTTAGATTTACCTTACGGTACTCCACCCAATCACCCGAAGTAACTTCATCATGCCCCTTATACCTTTCATCACGTAAGGTATACATAAGAGCTTGACCGAACTCAGTCATAACAACTTCTCTTTCATAAAAGTTACGAGAGGTGGGGCCATGATACCCTTCTAGTCTATCTAACCTAGCTAGGGTTTCTTCATTGACACGATAGACTTCTACTTTAATAGATGAAGTACCTGTTCCAACACCGGGGAACGCACCAAGAGAGAACATTCTAAACTCTTTTGGTGTTTGAGTTGTCCCTATTAGTTCAGACTGCGATAGTAACGCATGGTTACCAAAGCCTTTACGCAAGGACCCATACACTGCTACTTTAGTATTCATACATTCTCCTGTTATTGATTTACTTTTATTAAGCTATGAGCTTGAAAGACTAAAGGTAACTGAGTCACACCTACGTGTCCGGGCTTAAGGAATACTGTATATCTGCCCCTTCGATTACAATGCCTGACATACAGCTTGTATGGTGGGACTATACCTTGATTGTTTAACCAATAGTGGTAATCATGAATAACATTATCAGTTCCACCTTGATTAATATAATCTTCAATCAGTGTATTTACATTGTCTTGAAACCTTACCTCAGTCAAATACTCTAAGTCTTCATGGTGTTGCACATTATGGGGAGGTTCTAAACCATCTAAACAATATTGAAGATCCTGTACTAAACTAAAAGAGTTATTGCTTTCGTCCTCAACTGTGTCTTCTTGTTGATCTTCTTCTTCTATTTCATATAGAGGCTTCTTCCAACTGTAAGGTAACTCACCTTCTAGCATACGTTTAAATGCAGAAACATAACGAGTGCTAGTGCTATCACCTTCAAGCCCACATGCTGTATTAACTTCCAGTACTGTAGCTTTCTTCTTACGTTCATTCCAGATAACATCTACTGCACCAAAGTCTAAGTTGATAGCCGACACTGCATTGATTGCTTCTGATATAATACTTTTATCAGGAGTAAGATCGTTAATAGTATAGATGAACCCGTTATCATGGTTACGTATTTGATAGTTAGAAGGTACGCTTCCATACTGATGTGCTTTACGTTGAACGTGAATAGCAACACCTTTAGCAACATGAACACGGTACTCATCTCGCTTTCTCATATACTTAGTATAGAGTAAAGCAGTGGGTATTGCTACTGATGGGCTTACGTCCTCACTAAATGTTACTAGCTCAAGCCCTTCACCAGAGTGACCTTGTAATACATGGCGGACTACAACGTCATTACCTTCAGCGTACCAACGTTTAGCTTCTGTCTTTGAGGTGGTCCAGTCGGGTATGCTTACAGGAAGTAAGGTGTCTTGATTTGATTTACTAATCTCTTTAAAGAACTTAAGCTTGTTAGATGCAACGCTTACTGCATTTGTTTTATTTATAACATTAACAGAAGGCAGGTGCTTTAAGTCTGAGGTTGAGTTACCCCAATTAATAATGGTTGTATTCTCATTGTCTCTTAGAGTAGAGTCACTTAGTTTCATTCTCTTACACCTAAGAGTGTTAGCTAATAGTTTAGCTGAACTGCTTCCTACTTTATATGGTAGTACTATTGTATTGTTCATTGCACTTGCTCCGTTTTAGTAACTGATACAGCCCATTGGCTGCTAAGTATTTCATTGATTTGATTTTGTTTGTGCTTGTTGTTTACATCTCCTTCAATTATCTCAAGCAACCATGGTGTATCTACAATTAAAACTTCAGACCCAGCGTTACCTACTAAAGCTTTTACAAACCCTGTGTAATAGCCAGCTACTGAGTTGTTAGGCTGATTGAAAGCACGTACTCTTAGTTGCTTACCATCAGTTTGTAAACCCTCTAGTACTCCTGTAATGTTAGAGTCTAAGATGTCAGGCAATCCCATACTATAGAACTCTACCTCTTCACCTAGTATAAGGTTATGTCTAGCTAGCGGATTAGTATTGCCTTGATATGCAACAGCCTTAGGCGTATTGTAGTAGGTATTTATTGGACGTTTGTAAGGTTTAACAATTGGCTTTGGTGCAAGCTTTACTTTCTTATCTGTTAAAGTAATGTCACCTTTATCGTTAAACTTAAAGGTTAGTAAGTGACCAGCGGGTAGCTCGTTGATTGTATACTTAATGTTATTACGTGACAGTATAGCTTCAAGCATGTGACGTTCAGATGCATAGTAGTACGTATCTTTAAGGTCACTCTTAGCTACCCACAGTGGGCGTTCTTCATTACGTACTAAGTAATACTCACGAGTATGATCGTTCCACCACGATAAAGCAAAGGCACCTATCAGTTTACTAATTACTTCTTCAGGGTTATCAGCTAATCCCATAGCATAGGCAATGTTCTCGCTGTCAACTTCAAAGTCTTTATGATCTGGAAGGGTTGTCTGATCAGAAAGAGTACCGTTGTGAGCTAAGGTTACGTTACCGTATGTAAACGGGTGTGCATTGTTATCATCAATAGCACCTTGAGTGGCGTATCTATTATGGCCAAGCAAGAAGTCACCTGTTACTCTGCTTGATATCTTTTCACCTAACTTTAGCTGAAGGTAATCACTAGCATTAAGCGCCCTCTTGAACGTCTCTACTTCACCTTTAATATTATTAGTAGACACCCCGGTACTGTGTGGGCCACGCAATGCGTCTATATATAACAACTGACGAAACACTTTACTGTCTGTAAAGTTCATAGTTGAACCTACTACTCCTACTAATCCACACATATTTTATCCCTTATCTTTTCCAATTGGTTAAAGCCGTTATTAGTTTGTCGTATTGATTCAGAAGCTGACCTAAATCTCATATCATATAATAGATCTTCTGCTATAGACACACCTTCATATACTTCTTGAAGGGCACTTGTTGCACTTGATATATTACTATTAATTAAATCATCACCTAGTATTTCTCTTAACATAAACATAGGTCCGTGGTTACTTAATACTTTAGGTAGGCCAGTTAGTTTATTACTATCTGATATTGCATACTCCTTAAGTTTAAGTAGATGATTGACCCAGTTGATAAGCCTTGACCTATCAGCTGTCCCCTCATGCCCACGGAACTCTAAAGACCCGAACTGTGGGACAGATAGTAAGTTAACAGAGGAGTACTTACTCCAGTATCTTTCAGATCTTAAGGCATCTGGACCTAGCCTAGCGATAGCACTTAGCTTTGACACTTGATCCTTGCCTCGATACAAAGATAAAGAATATATACCTTCATCTCTTTCTTTACCACACACAGCAAACAAGTAAGGCTCTATCATAGCATACAGTATTACGTATTTTATTAGCTCATTCCATGTCATATCTCTCACATCAACATGAACATGCACTGAAGTCCTATGTGAAAACCTAATGTCAGGCATAGCAGATAAGGTTTCGCATAAGGAATCTAACCTACGAGTTGCACTAAGGCCACCAACAGGTCCTTTAAATACGTACTCTACCCCGTTGTCTCTTAGTGATCCGTCACCTATACATCGCCATCCTTTTATTGGAGCATCTACTGTGATGTTTTCTACCTCTACTTCTATACCTATCTTGGTGGTGTTTATTAGATCACCTAATAAAACCTGAGGTGTTTGTTGCTCCCTAGTTGCAAACAACGATTGAATTGTGGTATCCATTTGGGACAATCCTCTTTAGCATTGGCATTAAATGATCGAGACCTTCATGTATTTCTACATTAGTTCCATTGACCACACCTACTGGGTTTGATTTGTACATAAGAACAGTGTCATTTAACCCATACATATTTGATATAGCAAAGTCTAATGATAAAGCTCTTGCTATCTTTTCACCTGACACTACCATATCTATTGCATCTCCTATGGGTGTGAAGGTATTATCATACAGACTGTTAAGATCTTTATCCGTAAAGGATCTTCCGTAATTCTTTTCATTCCTCATTATATTACATAGGTCTTCATCATGCACCTGAGAGTTAACACATTGCATCCTTAAGCCTTTCTTCCACTGTCTCTTAGCTACCCTCTCTGTATACACAACGTGGTCTCTAACGTTAATCATGCCTAACTTAGGCCAGTTAAAATTTATATTAACACTAGGGTCATCGAGGTCAAGGGCTACAGTGTCTCCGTTTAACTTAGTAATTTCAATAATGATATTATTGTTGGAGTGGAAGTTTTGTACCAATGCAGGGTACCAGCCATCATCATCTCTACTAGAGAACCTTAAGTATGTACCTACGTACGTACTATGGACATCTCTTGCACTCATGTCCTTAAAATGTTTACTTACTGACATTATTTTACCTCATAGTACAGATAAGTTTAGGTTATTGATGACCGAAGTCGCAGACTTGGTATCGCTTTTGTTAATAATCTTACACAAAGTACGTTGATCAACCTCTTCTAGGTACGAAGGTAGCAAATCTATGTTACGAGTAGCCCATAATGTACGATCATACACCCATTCCATTAGTTCTGTAGACTCTAACCAGAAATTACTAAGGGTTCTGTACTCTACACCATACATTTTGTGACGCATTGAACCAGCTTTACCGTACAATCTACGTCTTTGTGTGTCACTGTCAAGCATAATAGAAGGAAGGCCTAAGGTAAAGTCCATCATCTTAATAAGATTACGGTTTACTATTGGGTTAGGTGAGTCGTATCCCACATGAACATGACCACCTGCGGTACGTAGAGTAACCTTGTCACCTTGGGGTCGTGGCATTTCTCTGTTGGTCCATGCATTAAACTCTGCACTGCAACCAAACTCCATAGCTTCAGGGCCGTAACTCTCTAGCTCTTCCATAGTATAGTTGTGACTTGGTACTACAACAGTACGTAACCCTTTGTTTTCTAAGATGTTTTTCAACTGAGACATAACTGTTGTCATGTTACTAGTAAACTCTAGCTTAGAGTAAGCAGGGTCAATGTTAAACTCAGCAAGGACATTATCTTCTTGCACTGCACCGTTATTTACAGGCCTTGGGTATGACTTGTTACCACCTAAGTGCCCGATGACAGACGATATTTTACCAGACATGTCAGCTACAAAGACTTCAGGGTCTGCTCCGACTGTTACGTTTTCCAACTTGGACATAATAGCTCTCCGTTATACAGTTAAAAGTTGCATTAGTTTTTCTATATGATCGTCATTTAATCCTTTATCTTCACTTCTCATCCAACCGATACCACTGTGAAGTCTTGTTGGGTTCTTTAGGATGTCAGTCATCAGTGTACATTGAATGTTACCTCTGGTGTAGGCACCTGATGGTGCTTTACAGAAGAACCTACCTAACGCTTCAGAGTTATTGACGCTAGCTCTTTTGTAATGCTTAGCGGTTCTGAATGTACTTTGCTTACCGCCATATAGATCTTTATCCCAATCATCACAAAGTAATCTGTTAAGCATAATCTTAGCACCCTTTATAGTAAATCTTTCAGGGTATATGATAGTGCTTTCTGTTGAACTGTTAGGATTAAATTGTAAATCTTGGGGGTCTTCACTGAGGTATCTTTGATAGTCATTGATTGCAAGTGCTGCAACAAAGGATAAGTCTTTATCGTAACCCATATCTACCAGCTTAGTAAAGGTTTGTACTACCCCTTGCATGAACTGAGGCGCACGTAACAAAAATAAGACAACCATCATTCTATCTGCAGGGATATCAGTTTGTACTTCGAACCCTGCTTTGTAACCTAAGAGGTTGTTACGTTTCTGAACAAGAGCTGAGCTTATAAAATCAAGAGACATTAGGTAAGTCCACCAGCTATCGCATGTTTCCCAATCAATGTTATCGGGAAGTACGATCTCCTCTACTTCTACTTCTTCCTCTCTGTCCCATCTTTTAATTAGGAAAGGTAAGTACTTAATAGAAACAGGGTGTACGTGGTTGCTCATACCTCTTGTTACGTTGTTAATAGCGGCAAAGCAAGGCTTACCTACATGTTTTACTACCATATAGTTTGAAAGCTTAACATCAAATGCAACACACATTAGTTATCCTCTTGGTTTAGTTTAATCCATAGCGTTACTAACAACGCTCCGTAAAACAACATCATAATATCAGTCATCCACATCTTCATTATCCTCTTGGTTTTCTTCTTCTAAATCTAAATCCCCATGGTGCCAGTCGGGATCTCCCATTTCTTCCCAAGTCCTACCCATTACAGTGCCATCCTTATCCACTTATCTGATAGCCTTTCAGACTCAGACTCTAACCTTTCAAACACATAAGCATTGGTACGTGATTGCGTACGCTTACGCATCTGATCAATATCCCTGAAGGTATCATTATCTACAGTCCCTTTGTTACTGCGGACTATGCGGCCCCATAGGGTAGCTGTCTTGATACCTGTGATGATTGACAGTTGCGGTATGGTATACTCTGCTCCGTGAAGGAGCCTAGGGTGACTTGATTCGTTTACATATTCTATTGGTTTTCTGGCCATGATGCGTTTGCTCCGCGTGTGGTGGTATGGTGCCCGTTAGGCGTTGTCGGTTTAATCAAAAAAGACAGGGCTCCGAAGAGCCACTGTCAAGGGGAACTAGAACGGACAATCACCATTAGCAGTCTTAGCCTTTGGTGAAGAGTCTTCAGAGACATGCATATCTAATAAGTGCATTGACAACTTATCTTGATACGTAGTCTTAACGTCGAAAGCGACAGCTCGGACTGCTACGATACGAGCTTTAAAACCAGCTACAAACTTGGTGCCATCTTTACGGACACCCGCTGGGTAATCCCGAAGCTGGAACAAGATGTGAGCAGTAGAACCATTCTCTAAGTCAGCATCGAGATCGTTACCATCCATATCTTGAATGCTTACAGGGTCTACTATAACACCCGTACTGCCGTACTTGGCGTTGGTGGAGTACCAGTGTCCACCGTCTTGAGCCTCTTTCAGACCTACCTCTGAGAGACCAGCACCTGTTAGATGCGCACCATACTGAAGGCCGTAGTTGCCATTATAGGTACTGCGCAACTTACACGCAGAAACAACAACGTCTTTTACCAGTACGTGTCTGGGTTTAATTTGAACTTTACTCATATCTATAATTCCACTTGGTTATTGGCATCAGGATTGATACCCTTATGGGCCGCGTAGCGGCCTTTACTTGTTACGGAGCATTTTAACTATCTCTGCATCAGACATGAACACTGCACCGCGAACACGTTTCTTTGGTATACAACTTACAATTAGAAAAGCTATAGAACACATACCAAACACGGTAAAGAAACTTAAGCTTAGCATTACAAAGCCATCCATATATATCTCCCGAGCCCCTAAGGACTCTGTTAAGTACTGTGTATGACCGATACACTACGGTTACTGTTAGATACTCCCGGGTTCTTAGGGAGCTTTAGGGCTATCCCTGAGACCCCCTACGGCCCCCCACACTAGCAGGTATCTTAGGGATCTCTAGGGGAGCCTTACTAACACCTCATAGATACCGTAGGGATCTCCATGCTACGAAGAGGGGGGTATCAAGTTATATCATAGGTACATATATATATGGGTTATCTATGTTCTCCCTAAAGACCCGATAGACCCACAGACTCTATTTAGTACCTTATAGAGGGAAATAGAAATCTATTTAGTACCTTATAGAGAGAGAGTACACGTAGGAAAGGACTGGTCCCCCAAGGGTCCCACAGAACATCTATTGCTTAGGGTACGGAGGGGGCCCTAAGATCTTATACGCCTTATAGGCTTATAGGATAAAATATAGATCTATGTGTCAGGACTAGACCCCTCCCCTTAAGGGCTAAGGGGGCATCCTCGACACGGCTAGATACCTTAGAGATAACCTTAGGATATATTCCTATGGAACTTCTCTCTCTGGTATCTTAAAGATATATCAGAGTCTGGGAGGACCTAATGAGTAACAACAAGAAACTAGCCTTAGCTAAAGAAACCTATAAGAGGAAGAAGCTAGCTGAGTATGAGCAGGACTTTGAGAAGTTTGCACTAGATCAGATAAAGATACTTACAAAAGATTCTGCTAAGGGGTTTGTACCCTTTGTTCTTAACGAAGCTCAGAAGATTGTAAACGAAGCGATTTCAAAACAATTGAAGGAAACTGGCCGTGTCAGGTGTATAATCCTTAAGGGCCGACAGATGGGCTTATCAACCTATGCGGTTGGCAGGGTGTTCTGGAAGTCTTACTTCAATGCGTATAACAAGTCAGTTGTAATGGCACATGACTCAGCCACATCTGACTCCCTCTTTAACATGTCACGTAATACAATTGCTAACATGCCCGAAGAGTTCCGTCCAGAGTTTAAGAGGTCCAATGCTAAAGAGATCTTGTTTGAACATAATGATTCAGGCTATAGATTGTATACAGCAGGATCTCCTGAAGCTGGCAGGGGTACAACCCCAACTATCGCTCACCTATCTGAGGTTTCCTTTTGGACCCATGATGAGAAGATCCTTGCAGGTCTATTTCAGGGTATTTCGGAAGCCGATGGTACGGAAGTGATATTAGAGTCCACCGCTAATGGTGTTGGTAACGAGTTCCATAGATTATGGAAAGGTGCAGTTAACGGTGAGAATGATTACTTACCTATCTTTGTACCTTGGTTCTTGATGCCGGAATATAGAAGAACAGTACTAGAGCCTGAAGTGTTCAATGAAAGTACTACAGAAGAGGAAAAGAAACTACAGGACCTACATGGTCTTGACGTAGAACAACTCTACTGGAGACGTTTAAAGGTTGCAGAGGGTGGGTTAAATAAGTTTAAACAAGAGTACCCTTGTACAGCCGAGGAAGCCTTTCAGGTTTCTGGAGCTAATGTGTTTAGCCTTGAAAAGCTACAATCCCTTGTACCCGAAAAACTAATGAAGAGGCAGATGTTTAGTCTTACATCATCTACCTTTGAAGATCACTCTGAAGGGTTTCTGGAGATTTACCAGTATCCTAAGTTTGATCACAACTTTGTAATTGGAGCTGACTGTGCTCTTGGTGTAGGCCAAGACTCCTCGGCTTGTACTGTAATGAACACTGATAATGAAGTAGTAGCTGTATTCAGGAATAACAGGATTGACCCCACGCAATACGGGGACTTATTGTTTTACTTGGGTAGGTACTACAACAATGCTTTATTAGCTGTTGAATCTAATTCCTTAGGTATAGCAACATTGAATCGTCTCAAGCAGATGAACTATGTAAACCTATACCATCAAACCAAAGTAGCTAATGTGTCTAATGAGGAAGGCAGTCGTCTTGGATGGCGTACAACTCAAGCTACTAAACCCATGATCATTGGGCATCTTAAGAACGCAATTGAGAATGATGACATCAATCTTGCGTCCCCGCGAATCATCCAGGAATGTATGGATTACGTGGCTGATGCCAATGGTCGTACCAACGCTCTTTCAGGCTCACACGATGATACTGTAATTGCAACAGCTATAGCCCTTGAAGTCCTAAGAACCCACAGAGACCGTTTGGTCCAGAACAGGGTAGGCTTCCAGAACCAACAGTATGAGGAGGACAATACTAGTTGGCTGTAGTTGAAAAGTTTCCCCATTAGTCCTCCAGCTAACGTTGTGGTTTTAGGTGACATACGCGTTTCGGGAAAGAAAAAAGTATAGGAACCCAATTTTAATAACTAACTGATTGTCTGGCAGATTGTGTTAATCTGCGTACATAAGAGGAAATATAAATGAGAGACCCGCAAGGCTACATGGAAGAAGTTACGGATGATGAGCTTCACAATATAATTAACTCAGAGGTTGCTAATTCACAGGGTAATTTCCTTGACTCTTCTGATCTTTCTAATGAAAGAGAGAAAGCTACCTATGAGTACGCAATGCAGCCTATAGGCCACTTAGCGCCTCAAGGTGTGTCTAAGATTGTATCCTCAGATACTGTTGAAGCTATCGAGGGGTACTCTGCAGTTCTCTCTGAATTGTTATTAAATAATAAAAAATTAGCAAGGTTCATACCGTACAGCCAAACGGCTTCGGGTGTACATGCTGCACGAGTTGCATCTGATGTTGTTAACTACTGTATCTTTAAAAAGAACAAAGGTTGGGAGATCATTAACTCGTGGATTAAAGCAGCTCTTCTGTGGAAGAACGCTGCAGTAGTATGGGAATACGTTGAAGACTTTACATACAGCTTTGAAGAGTATGAAGAGATTAGCCCTGAAGCCCTTGACATGCTGCTTGCAGATCCAGAAGTAGAAGTAGTAGGTGACCTTTACTCTAATGAGGGTGGCATCTATGAAGATGTACGTGTTAAGCGTACTAAGAATAAGAGTGGTATTAAGATTAGGAACATTGAGCCTGAGTCTTTCATTATCAGCCAAGGGGCTTCTTCTATTGAAGATGCATCTTTTGTTGGTATTAGAACTGAGATGACACGTTCTGAGATCCGTAAACAGTACCCAGACCAAGCCGGAAGTATTGATTGGGAGTCCACTGATGACTCTTACTCTTTCCAGCAAGCTATTAATAACGAGAAGACTGCTCGAAGAACTTCTGTTGGATTATCTAATGTATCCTTTAGCACCAACCAAACCTCAGAGGCTAACCAAGTAACTAGTGTTTTAGAATGCTGGCTACAGGTTGATCGTGATGGTGATGGTATTGCAGAGCTAAAAAGATTCATTACTGTAGGTAACCACATCCTGTTTGAAGAAGATGTTGATTCTGTTCAGATTGCAGAGCTAAAGCCTTTTGACATCCCACATGAGTGGGCTGGTCTATCTATGGCTGATATGACTCGTCCCTCTACTATGGCATCTACTGCTATCCTTCGTGGGTTTGTTGAGAACACTTACTTGACTAACTACTCACCTAAGCTAGCTGATCCCAATGTAGTTGACTTCTCTGCTTTACAAAATATAAAGCCTAAGCAAATTGTACCTACCAACGGAAACCCTTCAGGAGCTGTGCAAAACATGCCCCCTGAAGCTTTATCCTCTGGTACTGTACCTTTACTGGAGTTCTTACAACGTCATAAGGAACAGGCTAACGGATTATCTAAGGCAGCACAAGGCCTTAACGATACCCTTTATGTGTCAGGAAACTCTGAACAAAAGGTATCTGCTGTACAATCTGCAGCACAAACACGCATCCAACATATCGCAAGAAGATTTATGGAGACTGGCTTAGCTCGTCTATGTGAAGGTGTGTATGAAACGATGAAGAAAGAGATGCGTACGCAAGAGATGAGCTATTATGATCGCAATGATTTCTACTCAACAATCAATATTAAGGAACTCCCTGACAATATGATGTTGCAAGTAGAAGCCGATGTGGGCGATGCAAGTAATAGTTCTATACTAAACAAGATGCAAATGATTGGCTCGCAAGTACTCCCCAGCTTAATGCAAGCTGGATTCCAAGGCGTAGTCAATCCGTTAGCTCCGGCTATCATTGCATCTAAAACCATTGAGGCTTTAGGCGAAGACCCGTTAGACTACATAGTAGACTACACTTCCGAAGAGTATAAAAAGTCCGCAATGGATGGCAAACAAAAAGAGTCTAAAGCAAATGAGATTAAGAAAGCTATGGAAGAGCAGTCTGTCAAAACAAAGATGGCTCTCGACCAAGCAAATGTCGATTACACAAATGTGCAGTCTCAGAATGCAATTCAAGATAACTTGAAACAACTCGTTGTTGCCTTGGATAAATCATATCAAGAGTGGGCTAAACTAGATATCTCTGCAGCTAAGGAGGGTACAACCCCTGCTGAGCAACCAAACGTACAAGAGATGTACGCCTTGGCGCAAGAACTTATTAGTAAGACAATGACTCAACCAAAATCTAACGGGAACCAAGAACAACCTCAGCAAGGTCAACCTCGACAAGAGGAGTTAACACCTGAGGCTATTCAAAGTTTCCTTCAGCAAGGTGGTATGTAAAAAGGGGGTGATTCTCTACACTTGAGGGGCCCAGACGGGCCCTTCAAACTTAAGACACTACACAGAGGAGATATAGTGGATAAGTATAAGCAAGGGGCTAAGCGTAAGTTTAAGCCTAAGATGGACCAAGCTAGCGGAGAGTACAAGGTTAATCCTTTTGTTTCTTCGGCTGAAGCATTATCAAGCGCAATGTTTGCAAAGAAAGAAAGAGATGAGTTCTTTACAGAAGCTTACTCTGATATTTTAGTAGACCTCTTTACGCAATGGTTACAAACAGAACCGCACTGTACAAAAGAACGTGAGTACTTATTCCACGTAGCTATGGGCTTAGGATCTGTTAAAGAACGTTTACTGCAAATAGAAACCTTTGGTTTTAACCAAGAGTTAATTGATCATAATAAGTCTCAAGACGGAGCTATTTAATGACACCTAGTAAAAGTATTTTAGAAAAAGCTATCCTCGCAACAGAGGGTACAATAAACGCAATGATTAAGGAGTTAGCTGCCGGTCCCGGTAAAGCACGGTATCATGCTGAGACTTTTGTCCACGCATGTAACGCTTTAGAGGAACTTAAGAAGCTAGATAAAACCCGAGCCCCTAAGAAGATGGCGGCTAAACAGGACTAATATAGGATAACAAATTATGAGCAACGAAAACACTACAGCCTCTACCCCTTCGGATGACGCTGGTTTTTATGCTGGTCAAGACTATGACTCTTTAGATGACATTCCAGTACCAATGGGACCAATGGGCGCTAAGCTAGGCCTTACGACCATGGAGGAATCTCTACCTGATGAGGACGAATCTGAGCTTGACCCGGAAGATTCTGTGGATGAAGATGTACCCGAACTTGAAGACGACACAGATGAAGACGATACCGATGGTGATGAAGCAGACGCTTCTGAAGATAAGGATGATGAGGATGAAGATGATTCTACCCAAGACGCAGACTTACCTGAAGAAGATGATATTGATTGGGATTACAAGATTCCCGTTAAAATTGACGGTGAAGTAAAACATGTAAGCCTAACTGAACTCCGTAAAGGATTTGCAACAGACCAACACTTGTCTAAGAAGGGTAGAGAAGTTAGTGAGCTTGAGAAGGGACTTAAAGAGAAATACTCTGAAAAGACTAATCAAGCACTTGAACTTGGGACCGCTTTATCTGCTGAGCTACAACAAACAGAAAACGCTCTCGCTAAAGAGTTCCATGACTTAGAAACAAAAATTCAGAAAGCCCGTGATGACGGGGATACGTATGAGCTTAATGAGCTTAAGGACAAGAGGGAAACTGCACAAGAAGCTTACTGGAAGTCTCGTAAAAAACGAGAAGGCCTTAACGCTGCTGTGCAGGAGCATCAACAGTCTATGCTACAGGAGCAAGTGGACGGCTTAATGGCCACCTTTGAACAAGAAATTCAAGAGCTAGTACCAGACTTTGATTCTGAAGCTGTTCGAGGATTTGCACTTGAAGAGGGTGTACCTCAAGAGTTCCTTGATGTAATCATGGATGCTCGTGTAGTTAAGTTTGTAGATGATTATCGAAAGCTTAAACAAAAATCCTCTAAAGGTTCCGCTAAGCGAAAACAAGTTACTAAGGCTAAAGGTGTACCTACTAAACGTAAGAGTACCCAAAGCCAACGTAAAGCCCGTGACAGTCAAGAGCTACGTACAAGTGTGCTAGCTGGCGCTGGTAATGAGCAATCTGAATTAGCATTTCTAAAGTCATTAAGCAAGTTCCGCTAACATTTAATTAGATTCAATTAAAAGGAATATTATAATGGCTGCAACAAACTTTGTAACAACTAGTTCTCTCTCAGAGAAAGAAGATCTCGCTAATTTCATTTCTATGATCTCTCGTGAAGAGACTCCATTCTTGGCCTCTATTGGCAAGACTCAATCTAAAGCTATCTACCACGAGTGGCAGACCGATGAGCTTGTTGCTCCCGGCTCTGGCGCAGTTGCTGAAGGTTCTTCTTTCGCTACTGTAGCTGCTGCACAAACTGGTGCTGGTGATCGTACTCGCCTTGGTAACTACACTCAGATCAACTCTAAGACCGTTCAGGTTTCTGGCTCTAAGCGAGCTGTTGATCAGGCTGGTGTTGCTGATGAATATGCTTACCAGTTGAAGAAGCGTGGTACTGAGCTTCGCCGTGATCTTGAGCATGATGCTGTACACAGCTTCCACAGCAAGAACGGTTCTGGCACTCGTACTATGGGTGGCTACCAAGCTTACTGTAACGATGCTGCTCTCGTAGTAAACGGTGGTGAAACCGCTGCTTATACTGCTCCGAGCACTACTGGTGTTGGTACTGCTGGTGTTATTAACCGTGGTTCTGCCGATGCTAACCTTAACGATATTGAGCTTAGCCAAGTTGATGACGTTATGCAAGCTATCTACGAAGCCGGTGGTAAGGCTACTACTCTGATGACTTCACCTTTGAACAAGCGTACCTTGTCTTCCAAAGCTCACGCTACTGGTAACAACACTGTACGCAACATTGATGACACCGGTAAGATCCGTCAAAGCAT